CTTTAGAATATGAACTTTCTATACACTATGATACTAAGACACGATTTGATGAAAGGGCTTTAAACTTCTTTACATCAAAGAAAGAACAAGACAGAGTATGTAAATTAATGAACATACCTACTTTAGATGAAGGAAGTATTGACGATAAAATTATAGTAAAACTAGATAAAGGATATGGTGGTGGTACTAATTATGAAGTTGTTGATAAAAAGGATTACATACCAAAAGAAAATGATTTTATACAACGATACATAGATTATGATTACACATGCCAACAACATGTTTTGGTTGATGATAATGGTGATTATCACATATACAATCATAGCATAGGTAAATTTGGAGATGGTGTTATTGTGGGCAATAATATTCCATATCTATATCAATATCCATTTGTAGATTTTCCAAAAGACGAAATAGATATAGTAGAAGAATTTTATAAAAAACTAAAAGAACATATCACAGTGAAAAATAGAATTTTAATCACAGAGTTCTCTAAAGAAAGAAATGGCAAATTACGATTTCAAGAGTTTAATAGTAGACCTTCTGGTGAATTTGAATTAGGTACTTTCGATTGGAAGATTGGCAAGTTCAACACACTAGTAGATTTATTCACAAACAATGTACAAGATGAAATAGAATATTATCAACAAAACATAGAAATATATTTTGATAATGTTCGTGATGTCGAAGTATTTGGTTGGGGAACATACGATGGATTAAAAATCACAACTCTTCCATACTCAGAAACAATAAAAACATGGAACACAAAGTAAAATGGACACAAGCGACTTTGTAATAGAACTTCCACAAATAGAATTTAATCCTAATGACTTCTTAAGTTTCATAGACAACTATGAATTCGAAAACTATGTGAGTTCATATGGAAACAAGACCCCACAAGATGTATGTTACGATAAGAAACTATTAGAAGAAGATATAATACGACACTATCTTAATATCTTTAAAGACTTCAATATAAGTTTTGATTACATTGATGCTTCTAAAGGCACAGGATTTGCTGGCTGGCAGTTAGTTAGTGGTGACTTTAGCAATCAAGGACTAGCACGACACATTGATACCTATAGACCAACTGCTATAACGTTTCCGCTTTCTTTCCCACAATCAATAAATTTTCACGAAACACAGGAAAATGAGGATATATTGTTTACATATCAGTATCCTTCGTCTATTGTGATACTAAACTCGGGTACTAAATCACATTCAGTTAGTCCAACAACCAACGCCAGGCTTCAATTTCAGTTCGATTGCTACAATTCTTGGGAAGAAGTGAAAGAATTAGTTAAATTATTTTAGTAGTAGAATAAATAATGATGAGCGGAGACTTACATTCTTCGCAAACTTTGAGGAGTCAGTAGATGTCATTAATAGCAGATTATAAGTTTTACATAACAGGTACTCGCCGAGGGTTAGGTAAAGCCTTAAAAGATAAGTTTGGCTGTGTTGATACTCTTGAAGAGTGTGATGTGTTTATCAACTGTAAACATGATGGATTTAAACAGGTGGAACTATTATACACTGCATCTGCTTTAGATTTAAAAATAATAAACATAGGATCTAATTCTTCAGACCAAACTACATATGAGCCACACATATATCAAATTGAAAAAGGCGCACTCGACAAAGCAAATAATCAATTGTTTTATCAAGGAACCGACACTACTATAATACGGTTTGGATATTTTGATTCACCTAGAGTTGACCATATAACAGATAAGAAGATGTCTATTGAATATTGTGTATCAATTATTGAATGGGTGCTAGAACAAGGGCATAGAGTAAAGGAATTAACAGTATGTCCATAGATATTGATAAAATATTATTAGAGTTTGAGGTATTGCCTCCGTACGATACTCAAATATCATTACAAACTGTTGAAGGTTGTGTTGACCCTAACTATGGTACCGGATGGATGGATGGACTTGACCATGCCGAAAGTGAATTTATTATTCCTCTATTTGATATGCCATATACTAATTCAATAATAAAAGATTTGGGCATGTTTAGAACTCGTGTAATGGCAATGCGGTCCAATTCTTGCTATTCGTACCACCAAGATGATAAAATGCGAATACATATTCCTCTTATAACAAATGATAAGTGTTTTATGGTCATTGAAGACAAAGTTAGTAGATATCCAGCAGATGGAAATTACTATCTGATAGATACAACAAAGATACATACTGCGATTAATGGGTCACCTGACGTGAGAATTCATATTGTAGGATGTATTAATTAAATTATTTTAAAAAAAGATGGTAAAATGGTTGACATTGGTGGTTTAGAGTGTTATAATAATCTTATTGATGAATCCTTTGTCTCCTCTAAACCTCTCTCATCAGACTTAGGTTTCATTAATATCTCTATATAACGAGAGAGTACCACATATAGATATGGAGTAACTCCGAGTTTGTAGAGAGAAAAACGGAAAGCCCAGCATATTCTTGCTGGGCTCTTCTTTTATGACTAAATAGATTAACGCATCTTTTTGAGAGAATCCCTAATGACTAGTAAGAAATACGAAAATTTGAAATGGTTTGCAACATTTATGTTTGTTCTTGCTGGAGTATTGATATCTCTGAATGTGGAACAATCTAAATGGGCTTTTCCATTATTCGCATCAGGACATATGATTGTGCTGTTCGTATTTTTAAAATTAAAGGATAAGCCAATGATTTTTCAGAATAGTTTCTTCTTATCGATTGATTTATTAGGAATATACCAATGGTTATTGGCGCCTATATTTTAATAATATTTATATATAAATTATAAACTAACCACAATAAATACTAGTATGATTATAACATTGTGAGGAGAGAAGCAATGATTTCCAAAGAGTTTATTGTAGACGGGTATGAACGTATCATACATATTGAACATGAAGTATCGGGTCTCGATGCCTTCATTGTAATTCACAACACAAAATTAGGTCCCTCTATTGGGGGGATTAGATGTCACAAATATTCCAGTTCAGAGGCACAGTTAGACGATACAATGCGTTTAAGTGAAGGTATGACACTTAAATGTGCTGCCGCAGGATTAAAATATGGCGGTGGGAAAACAACAATCAATGCAATAAAAATCAAAGATAGAAGTCTAGCATACCAAATACTTGGAAAAACAGTAGAAGAACTTAAGGGTTCATATATCTGTGCTGGTGATGTAGGAACAACTGTTGAAGATTTATTCAAAGTCAAAGATGCAACAGAGTATGTTGCTGGTATATCACTAGATAGTAGTTTGCCAACTGCTATGGGAACCCACACTAGCATTAAAGCATTACTCAAAAGAGACGGACTGAAAACAAAAGACCAAACATTCACAGTTCAAGGTCTAGGTAAAGTAGGTAAACATCTAGTCAAAATGTTAGACGGCAAGATAGAGGCCTATGACCCATTTGTTGCAGACTTAGATGGAGTAACTCATATAGAAGAAAGCAAAATACTACAAGGCAAATTCTATGTTCCTTGTGCTTTAGGTGGTGTACTAAATGGATTCTCACTCGCATCAATCAAATCAGAATATGTTTGTGGTAGTGCAAATAATGTATTCGGGACAAGAAAAGATATTCTAACTGCACACGATATGGGCATAAAGTATGTTCCAGATTTTATTACGAACTGTGGTGGTGTTATAGCAGTGGCATTAGATTTTGAAAATAAAGATTACAAAACAGCACTGACTACGGGTCTCACAAAACGTATTAACAAGATTTTAGACAAGGCTGAATCTGATAATATTCCTGTTCAACATGCGGCAGAAGAACTGGCAAACGATAGACTTAAATAATACTATATTTTTTGTTTAAGGCTTTGTAAGTATTCTTTGAGAATTTTTGAACTTCCCACTCGTACATTGATAATACCATTATAGTATTCATCTGTTTCTAAGACTCTTCGGTCAAATTGTTCTTTTGCTTCTAGGTAACTCATAGCGCCACGACTAGGACAGTAGTGGAGTATTTCACGTGTAAATTTATCTTGGCCTAATTTTTTTACATCGGCATTTAAATAGTCAGAAGAACCCCAATAAGTTCTCCAATCACTTTCTTTATATCCACGTCTTTTGTTCTTTCTGCCTTTAAGCGGTGGTTTTGTTGTTTTAAATCGTGATAACTTCTTACCAATGTATTTGCGATTATCTGTAAGATTTGTAATCACATACACAAATCCCTCAACATCTTCGGGTAAATCATTAACAACTTCATTATTATATGTCCATTCACTCATAGTAACTTATCTCATTGTTTAACATCTTAGTAGGTCTAAAGACCTAATATCTTCGGAAATCTTCGATTTCCTCGATATTTCTTTCTTCCCTTTAATATTATTTATTTTAATTACTTGTTCAGTTTGGAAGACACAATTGCCCATCCGACTGGACAATTGCTGAGATACTTGTTCGTGTTCATCAGACTCTATGTCTAAGTTAGCCACTAGCAATGGCGAGGTCGGTTGACGATTCCCTCGTAACTTAGTATTGCGTCTTTCGACTCAACGGCACTTTGAATAATCCACATAGAATAAAATATTATCAAAGTTGGTAGTGTTTTTAACCTACCAGCGGTTTGTACATTTCTGTACGGTAAATACTAGTCATTCAATTACCTTTAGAGTAATGAATGTTTTGATATAAACGATTGTGTGGTTAACGAGAAGCAGTGTCGGAGTTTACCCAACTTATCCGAACGTATGGTTCACATACGCCCTCAATCCCGAGTCGGCATCCCGACTAACAGTTCCACTATGTAATGCCGTATTAGTTCTTTATTAGTTCTTTGGGGGGATTTATATTAGATTTGTATCGATTTATATTAGTTATGTTGAACATACTAACATAAAGGAAAAGGGATGTCAACCCTTTTTGTAACTTTTTTTGTATTTTTTATAAAATAGGTACGCCAGCCTTCTTACTCATCTCGAAGTTATCGTTAACTATATCATTTATATGCTTGAGATGACCGACCGGCATATTCTGAATTTCGGATATACTGACTCCACCTCGCATATACCAACTTAGTTGTAATAAGTTTTTGTCTACGGCTTCAAGTTGTTTTTTAAAAGACTCTTGTTTTTCCGTTATGTCGCTTGGGCTGGCAGTCTTCAACCAGCCTAGGAAAAATTTACGGGATTTAACTCAAAGGTCACTTTATCTGGATGTTGACACTTTTCACAAACAAACTCGAATGTTGTTAATCCCTCTGGCTTCTTGCTTAATTCTGCTATTTTCCCATCAATCTCTTTGATAACAGCGGTAGGTATATTGTTTATGAATTCTCCAATTTCTTTCTCATTAGTTACCATAACATCTGGTGTTTCAATTTGTGATATCGAACTAATTAACAGGCTTATTGTTTGTGTTGATACTTTTCTAAAACTTAATGCGAATTGCTTTGCCATTTCCATCTCATCGCCACCTTCTGCCGTTTCTTTTATACTGTTTAGTATGCGATGTTGCTCAACATCGATTAGGGCTAATCTAGTCAAACTTTCAACTTTTGGTGGATGTATATGTATTTTTAAATCTTCGTATTCGACTGGGTCAACTTTTTGTATATCTGGAAATCGGTCAAGAATATTGTTTATATCTATATTATATTCTGCTTGTTCTTTACATTCAGTACAAGTATGCAAGTGTTGAATATTTTTGCCATACGTGGCATATTTGATTGCTAGATATAGTAACTCTGCATCTATGTTGCATAGTTCTCTAGGATTGGGAATTGATGGTACACAACTTTTAATAAGATTAATTAATGCCTCTCCGTTAAGAAGTTCATCAGGATTTTGCATAGATATCTCATCAATAGCATTCATTGGGAGAATAGGAATTTCATCTAGTATTGTTTTGTCGATTTCTGGATTAAATCTTCCTCCCGTAGGAATCTGTACATAAATCGTAGGTTTACGAAAATATTTAGATAATGGGTTTGACTTGTCGTTCATTTTATTTCCTTTGATAAATACACTATGGTATATAAGTTACTTAGTTAAGTATAGCAATAACTACTACTATAATTATTTATCTTATATAATAACTACGAAGTTTAATAATATAACAAAATAGAGAAGATTGATGGCTGAAGAACAACAAGACGTATATATCACTGGCATTGCAGGATCTATTGACACGTGGAGCAAAGAAGTAACGCAAAAAAGTATAGAGTCTTCTTTAAAGCAACTAAATGCAGATAGTAATAACATTTTAAGACTGCTGAAAGCAACTGCAAATGGTGTTGATTTGTCTGCCGACCAACTAAAAAAGGTCGGCGATTCTCTTAAAAAGCAAGTTCAAAAAGTTGAAGAGAATGGCGATGATGCAAATAGAAATCATGAAGCCGAAATCCGTCACAATAAAGGCACTTTCAAGGCACTCTATGACCTTCACAAGGGTGGTGACAAGAAAGCCGCCCAATTTGCTGCCGACCAAGCAACTAGAGATAAGAATGCCGATGCATTACATAAATTGGGATATAGTGAAGCAACATCTCAACGTGCCGCTAATGTTGTTATGTTTGGAAAAAAGATAGAAAGACTAGGCAAAAAACTAGTGGCAGCAGGAGCATTTGTTGGCGCTATAGCGGCAAAAGAAGAATCAGCCCAAGAGACAGGCTGGATGGACAGATTCAATATGGCCAGAGATATGCGTCAGATGGGCTTGTTTGCCGGACAGGATGAAGCAAATAAAGGAATGCTCGAAATAGCAAAAACTATTTCTGAGACTAATTTTACTTTTGGCGAAGCGACAGAAATGACTAAACGATTCAGCAAAGCAATTGGTATTAATGGAGTAAAGGCTACTCTAGATTTTGCAAATACGATGTCTGGTGCAGACGACCTCAATAATGTTGATGGATTAATGAGAAAATATGCAATGCAGTTCGGAGATGTAGCCAACATGTCAGGACTATATCTTGAATCATTACGAAGAGCAGGTCAACTTGAGGGAAGAAGTCAAGACCAGTTAAAGAAAGGAATGCTCGAATTCATGACTGGAGTTGAGGCAACTTCGAATGTATTAAAGATTTCAATGACAGAAGCCGCACAATTGATGTCTACTTCTATATCTCCCGACCAAACGGGATTACTAGCATTACTTGAGCAAGACCAACAAGATAACGTTAAAGGTATTATTGACCAATTTGGTGCCATGGGCGTCAACTTAGATAATAGCAAACTTATGTCTACGCTAGTGGGTATGTTGACTGCTGGATCCCGAGACGAATTTATGATGACCGAACAAGGACAAGGAATGCTCGGAAATGCATTTGATCTAGCCACGTTAGATTTTGTCTCATCACTTCTGCCTACATTTCAAACTGGAACAAAAGAAGAAAGTAATGCTCTGTTCCAAGATAGTCTCAAACCTTTTGTAGATAGCCAGGTATCCATGGCTCAACAACTAAAAATGATAGTCTTGGGTGACACAAACATCCAAGCAGATATTGGAGGTCTTATAAAAATTCAACCACTAATAGATAAGATGAATGCGGGCATTCAGTCTGTTGGAGGCGGCGAGCAGGCATCCGTATTATCGGAATATACTCAGTACATGGGAATGCAACTAGAAGAAGAGGCATTTACCTATAAATTGCCTTCATATATGAAAAACTTATTAGACACTACTGAGGCTATCGCTAACAATCAAATAAACACTTACCACAACGTCATAGAATCAGCAGATAATTGGGCCGCGGCGGCAACCAATGTCGCTACTATCTGGCAAAATACACTTTTAAACATTGCCAGCGAGATAAAATTATTCTCAACAGAGTTATTGATGCTACCGGATAATACGTGGAAACTTCTTAGTGGTGATTGGGCTAATATGAATTGGTCATATATGGATGAAAATCAAGACTTCTTAAAGCAATTTGAGGGCTTTAGTAATATTAAAGAATATACATCGGCGCTTGATAAAGACCAAGACCCCAAAACACAGTTAGCATTAGATTTAGCAGGATTCAAGAACATACAGAAGGATCTAGTAGTTGCACTGGGAGAACTTAAATCTGTTGAATCATCTGATGAAAAAAATGCAAACTATGAAGCACTCATAAGCCAACAACTTCTTGTGAGCCAGGCGATTACAGAAATCAATGCTGTTCTTAAGTCCCTAAATAATTAAACGGTAGATGTGGTTGACAATGAACATGGAATATGTTAATATAAATAGAATTAGGAATAAATTATGACTTGGAAAAAATACTTTAAAACATATGATGGTGTTCCTCGCCGGGCTCCGGACGTTGGACCAGCATCAAACAATGCGTCCAGTTCAAAATATAGCAGTTGGCTACCAGAAGTCTATATGGGACAACCCAATAGAGCCCAAAGATATGGTCAATATGACCAAATGGATATGGATTCTGAAGTCAATGCCGCATTAGATACTATCGCAGAATTTTCCACGTTGTTTAGTGAAACTACTAAACTACCATTTTCTGTACAATTCAATGATGACCCATCATTTACTGAAAATGAAGTTCTTCAGAAATCATTACGCCAATGGTGTTCAATGAATCAAATGAACAAACGTATTTTTAGAATTTTTAGAAATACAGTCAAATATGGTGACCAATTATTCGTAAGAGACCCAGAAACATACAAATTATATTGGGTAAATCCAGCAAAAGTTGAAAAAGTTGTTGTAAACGAAGGTAAGGGTAAGAAAATCGAAGCCTATTACATCAGAGATTTAGATATCAATATGCAAAGTCTTAATATTACTGCTGACACAGTTAAATTAGCACAAACTGGTTCAAATGCTATGGGTATTCCTACAAGTACTGCTGGACAACAACAAGGATTTGCGGCAGGTTCAGCGCCTGGCTCTCGTTTCGCTGAAGATATGACATCAACTGCAATTGATGCCAAGCATGTTATTCATGTATCTCTAAGTGAGGGTATCGACCAATACTGGCCTTTCGGCACAAGTATGCTCGAACCTGTATTTAAAGTATATAAACAAAAAGAATTACTAGAAGACTCAATTATTATCTATCGTGTACAACGTGCGCCAGAACGTAGAGTATTTTATATTGATGTTGGTGATATGCCGACACATAAAGCACGTCAGCACTTAGAACGTATTAAGAATGAAATTCATCAACGAAGAATCCCATCTAAAACAGGTGGTGGTGCTAACGTTGTTGATAGTGCATATAATCCATTATCAATTATGGAAGATTACTTCTTTGCTCAAACGGCTGAAGGTCGTGGTTCTAAAGTTGAAACATTACCAGGTGGTGAGAACTTAGGTGAAATTGATGACTTGAAATTCTTTAATGATAA